GCTTTGGTGATAGTACGCCCGAACAACTTGCTCGCGAAATCGCAATACAGATCAACCCCTTTGCGTATCTTGTCGACAACATCCCACTGCCCCGCCAGTGCCATCACAGTGCGCAGTTCGATGTTCGATGAGTCACCAACAAGCACAGTGTATCCTTGTGGCGCGCAAACAGCTTTGCGTAGCCCTGCCGACGGTCCACGAGCCGGCAGGTTCTGCCAGTTGACTTGGTTACCCCCAGAATATCTCCCGGTGGTTTTGGCGCCCCAGAAGTTCAGGTACACATGCAGATGACCACGTTGCGACATCTCGATAAACCGCTGCACTCGGGTCTCAGCGATAGTCGTTTTCGTACCGAGACGCGCGGCGACAAGCGCTTGCACGGCGGGGTCGTTGTGTTCCAACAAATCTGTGAATTCTTTGTCCGTCTTCGCGAATGCGTAGGTCTCCTTGCCCGTACGCGCGCTGATTTTCTTCGGTGGTATCACGCCCTGAAGCTCAAGCTGCGCAGCGAACTTGTCGTTCGACATGATGATGCTTTTGTCCACAACAGCCTGATCCAACAGCGCTTGCTTGCGCGCGACTTCATCAGCATATAGCTTGCGCATCAGGTCAGTGTCACCTACCAACCGCGGCTCTGTGAACATTCGCGCCGTCATATCGATAAGAACAGCTTCCAGCGTTGGAGTATGTTGGTCCATTGCCTCACCAAGTTGCTGGCACAGCCATGCGTCATGCAAGCAATACTCTTTGTACTCTTCAAGTTGCCGCGCGCTGAAGTCTTCCCTGCGCAAACCTTTGGCGTTCACAACTGCTGTACCTTTGTCTGGCAGTCCGAAGTGTTTCGCTAATGACGCCAACGAATGCGACGGCAAGTATGGGCGCAGCATTCTTCCTTGTGACAGCGTGTCCATCCACAAACGCGGTCGGATGTCGAAGTGGTGGGTCAAAATAAGCCCATCGAACAGTGTGTTGTGGCACCGGATGGCGACCTTGCTCCAGTCGTATAGCGAGTGCAACCACTCGTAGGTTTCCTGTTTCGTACCAGAGAACCACACCTGCGCGCCTTGCTCTGTCGCAACACCAACGCCGATGACTTCGAAACGCTCGTCGTAGACATACGCCTCAGTTTGCATCTTGCTAAGAGAGTACAGATCGTCATAGTACGTCTCGAAGTCAATCGTTACGATTTCCATTTTTCTTCCTTTGTTCCGCGTAAAGGTTAATACTCTTGTACCCACTGGCACCTTGCGACACCTGCGTGATCTTACCGCCTTTGGCAAGATACGCTTTTATCTGGGCATCGAGTTCTTCCCGGCTGATTTCCGGTTCTTTCGGACTGTCGCACAGGGCGACGTATGACTTGTTCGACTTCACTGTACAATCCCTCTCAGTATCAACACCGCAGCAGTCCCCCACCCGAGCATTCCATAAAACCAACCTACCAGCGCCAGTGTGTTCTTATTAAAGACACAGGCCAACATGACCGGCCACGCGATAGCTACCAACAGTATGTACACAGCCAGTGCAAACTGCTTTACAAATTCAATCTCTGTCAATTTTGTTTTTCTCCTGTGATGCGGCGAGTTGATCTAAACATTCCTGCGCCGCATGCGTTATGGAATTCCCGGCAACTATCTCTTGAGATATAGATTCTCTTGTCACCACTTTCCGCACGATATTGTCTCCAATCCAGATCATGCAGCCAGCATACCCCTCCGGCACCTTCGGCTGTGCTGGGTGAGCGTAGAGTTTATCCCCCTCTTGCAAGCCAAAAGCGCGTATGATCGCCGCTGCGGGGTACCCTCGCACAAAACGTATATCTCCCTCTATCACGGTTGCTATGTGCTCGGCTTCATCGCTCGCCGCGTATCTTTTCTGAGCCGCCTGCGATTCGAGCGCGGCTTGCCATCCAAGCCATGCAGATTGCATTGCAAGATGCGTGTACACTCCCCTGCTGTCTGCGTATCTGCGCACGTTGGGTTCGCCCATTTCTTCAGCGTACCACTTCTCAAACGCCTCTCTGCTCATGACTTCACCTCCGGGCGGGAGTGGAAGCGGAAGTGGCGTACATGCCAACCATTTGTGTTACTCCCTTTGTCATCAAGTTTTGTGTCAACAATTTTGTTGTTTACGCCTCTAATTTCGTATAGTTTTCCTTTGGTATACTGGCCCTCGCAGGTGGTTATACACTCCACTAAATCCCCCGGCCTCCAATTGCGCCAGTCACTCATGTCCTCAGCCGGTTTGGACTGCTTTAACATAGACACTTTTGCTGCCTCACATGCACACCCGTTGCCCCTTATCCCATTGAATTCTTCATCGCAACCCGGATTGCATGGGGGCCAATCTATTTTAACTTCAGGAGACCCAGAGGTCGCTACGACGTCCACAAACGGACTTCGTGCCACAAGGTCGTAGCCCATTGTCCCAAGCACATCTCGCAGTTCGGCTTCAATATCAGGTATGCGCTGTGCTGCCTCATGGGCGGCTTTGAGACGCTCAAGCAGGCTTGGTAGTCTTGCCTCTTCGGCGGCAGCTTCTTCAATCGCTCTTTCCAATACACTGTCAATGTCAGCGTTCCAATCTTCTGCAAATTTTGCGCCTGCCGAGTTGTTGCACGCTTCGAGGAACTCTTTGTCCGGGCTGTCCAGTATTGGGCGGTAGTACTCAGTCCAGTCCCATGCGTTTTGATGCGCTGGTCGAAAATCACCGGGGTATTCTTTTATTTCACACAGACAATCATCCGGCAGCGGGCTTTCTGCGCCGCCATGCAACTTAATCCACCCGTCTGCGTCGGCTTCGACAACGCGGCACTTGCCGGTGTCGTAGTTTTGCCCGTAGTACACTTCGTGCTCTTTCGTCTCACGATTAACCAGATATTTCATATCAGCTCCCATTCGACATCGGTGTCGCTGTTAACTGCAGTGATTTTAATTTTGCGTTCTCGAATGTTGGCGATCTTCACGTAGTGTGTCGGCACTCTCTGCTCACGTAACCATGATACAAACGCGGCTTGCAGCTTGCGCTGTAACGCTTCGCAAGCGGATGAATCAGGTTCACCAACGAAATCACGCTCGTCCATGGTTTCGTCGTAGTAAAGCTCATCAACCCTGTCGATAAAGTGGTCGACGCTCCAAGAATCGACCAGCGTGTTAGCCGGTACGCGAACCTCGTCCGCCTCCTTGATAGTCAGTTCGTCGCCGACGCTGACCGGCCAGTGAAGGTCGATCAGGTCGTTGACAACTTGGTAGAGGTCATCACAAAAATACTCGTCGCTGTTTGAGTACATAGTGTTCATTCTACAAGCACCCAATCTTCCGCCAGCATATCACTCTGCGATGCCAACCAACCGGAGAGCCATTTCTTGTCCGCCGTCCACATGCCGATGTGTGGCAGGATGTCCGTATGGGTTGATTCTGTGTGCGCGGCGTAAGGGCTGCCCTCCTGAAGACGCACGTTATCGCGACCGGGGACGAGTATCAGGAACATACCTTTGCCGTTCCACCCCCGGCGGGCGATGCGGTAGCCGCGCTTGGCGAACTCAATAGCGTGGCCAAAAGTCATCCCCTCACGGGGGTTTTGGTACGCTGCGTCAGCCTCGGCCTTGGGTGACCAGCTGATGTACCCCGCGTGCGCCGGGTGGTTTGGCTTCGGGCTGGCTGGGTACTCAACGAGGTACCCTTCGTCGTTGCCGTCTTCGTCGCCCGGCAGTTCCCACCCCCGGTACTCGTTGTACTGGGCGCGGGTCATGGGGGTCATTAAAACAATCTTCGTGCCAATCATCTCAATCATGGTTGTTCCTCACAATAAAAGCAATCGTCTGTCCGACGCAGGTTCTTTTGGTCGAACCACTTTGTCTTCAAAGGGGTTGGTAGTGAGTGGGTCCATCATCCCGTAGTGTCCCTGCGCGCTCGGGTGTAGCTCCCGTTCGCGTATAAAAAGCTCACGTAATTGTAGTTCCCGCAGGTACGCCTGAACATTCGGGCCGATGTTAAACATGGTCATCATGCGCCCGCCTTGGGGAACAGATCATTGATGATTTTCTCGATCTGTTTTTTGCGCCGGTTAGCCAACTCATACTCGTCAATGGCGTCGGCGATCTGATTGAAGTTGAGTTCGCTTTCAGCGCACAGTTTGTGGATTTTGTTTTCCTGCGATACCAACTTTTCTTCCAGCTTGGCCATTTCCAGATCAGCCTTAGCCTTCGCAGTCTTGGCCCGAATCGGGGCCAACGCTTCGTCGATTTTTTCTTTGGTCATCGCGAGGATTTCTACAAACGGTTTTACATTAAATACCATGGTTGTTTCTCCTTTGTTGCTGCGTCATGGGTGCAGCTTACCCTTCAATTACGTGCATCACGGGATGCACAAGTTTGTGAATACCGATTGTCATGTCGTACACCGCTTCACTTGCCGCCCGGTTGTCATCAACCCGGTCTTTCCCAAACGAAAACACGTGCTGGGAATCGAGCACCATGGTGCAACACTCGCCGTCATGCTCACCTGAGTCGATGCTGTCTGCGATCCGTCGAAGCGTTTCTGCCACGTTAATGCTGGGTTTGATTGGTGTGACGTTCATGACTCCTCCCGCTGCTTGGCAGCTCGTTCTAATCCTTACGCCTTCTGTAACTCTGCGAGTTTGATAATCGCCATTTGGATTTCTGAAGGTCTAGCCTTGCGCCACTTACCCCACTCAAAATCCCCATACCCCCCTACTGGCACGGCGTGTCTGACGTACAGCACAGGGCCGACCAAGCACTTCTCCCGGATCGTAAACTGCCTTGCGGTAGAACTAATCATGACTCCTCCTTCACGAACACACCATGCTCGTTCAGATAACCCTTGCGGTCTTTGATCTCGTTCCACGCGTGCTCGACGCACTGTTCGAGCGTGAGGTCGTGCCGTTTTGCGAAGTTAGATAAGAGCCCCACAATCCACCCGAACCCATACCCATTATCAATAGGGTGTACGCGCGTAAGGCATAAATTGAGCGTTAGCATAACTTCTGGTATGCACTCCCCCGTTGATGGGATGAAAGGCGGCTTATCTAAAGACAACGATAACTCGGTATTGGCGATTCCCGCCATCATCACCAGCACAACGTAGATGTCGCCGATGTCGTCGATGGGGCTTTTACCTTTAGCCAAGCTGTCACACAGCTCACCGTACTCGCTCATGAGTTTGAGCCACTGCGTCTGCAGGTTACCGTTGCCGATAATCTTGCGGTCCACACCCCACTGGTGGATGTTTTGTGTCAGTTGTTCCAGTTTCATTTGTTTTTCTCCTCCATCTCGATCAACAGATCAAGAAAGTGTTTGGCTTTGCGCAGGTCATCAACACCGCCTTTGTTACGCCAACGAGTCACGTATTTGATAACCGACCCTTCAATAAACGGTATGTTGTTCTTGTGGATATACTCCACAGGTTGGATGGCCAGCTCTTTGTAGTGGGCACCGCCCACTTGTGTGTTAAGGGCGCTCATTTTGTTTCTCCTGATATTTCTTAACCAGTCGTCTGGCAAGACCTCGCCAGTCCACGACATCCGGTACATAATTTGTTTCCAACATAGCCATCACTTCGGTACCTGCATTGGTGTCCCCCAGCACAGCCTCCACCACCGCAGCTATCCGCGTGCGCCTGCAACTGCTGCGGGCTCTCCAGTAGTCCGTCGTGCTACTCGGAGCCAGTGTCGGCCCGTTAGCCTTTGCAAGCCCATAGTAAGGCTGGGCGACGTAGTAACCACCACCAAAACAGCCGATATGGATGTTTTTCTGCGCCAAGCGCGGCGCGTCTGTTATGTTCATTGCTCGTTCTCCACGTAGTTTTCAACACAGTGTTTACACCCCGGATGCTCCGGGTATTTGCAATCAAAGTGCTGCATGAACAGCGCGTGCTGCCGCTGCTGCCAACGTCGCTCGGCAATAAGCTCGGCTTCGTCAGGGTCGATGTCGTCGTTGGTATGTTTCATACCGCCTCCTTAAGTAAATAAGTCGGCCGCCACAAGGGCGGCGGCTTCAGTTAAATTTTACAGGGACAAATCTCACAACGGCGACAACCTCGCCTTTGTGTACAACTTCGTAGTTCTCGCCAATGTGCGTCGCACCAGCCCGCTGCATATCAGACAACAAGACAGTCAGCGATCGACCCAGCGTTGAGATATAGGCCACACGGGCGTTATTATCCACAGTCACCCAGTTTACATCTTTATCGATATTTACCCCCAACTCCTCGAACCCACGCACCAGCTTTGACTCGATGCGAATGAGCCTGTTTTGTATTTCTCGGTCTGCGGTAGCCATGCTATCTCCTTACAGTTTTACTTCAACACGTGCGCCAAATGGCGGAGTCGGGTGAGACGAACCTATGTCAGCCCATATCACAGGGAATTCAGGCTCTTTGCATTCGCGCATATCGCCTTCCATATCTGTGAAAAATATAAGGCCGCAGTAGCGGTCGTCACTACTCGCAAAATGTTTGAACACAGGTGCGAACCTTGTACCACCACCCCCTTTGGGCTTAAGCACCAGCTCTTCACCACGCTCAAAGCGTTCCACGCGCGTCACCTTAGTATCGCAGTAGACTACCTCGATAAACTCTGGTTGTAAATCCTCAGCTATCGACATGATCTCACTAGCGATCTGCCGGCAGTCATCATCGGACATAGACCCCGAGGTATCGAAGCCGACCGCTAAGCCACCCAGCGCCTCGCTGAACAGCGAGGGTAGATACAACTTCTGTGAGATGTATCTGCGGTTCGGTCGGCGCATGCTGTAGTCCGCCGCTGCGGCTTCGGTCATCATCGATCGAACTTCGTCTTGCCATCGAACGCGCGGCGTTCCCACAGTCCCCAGTATGCGGTCGATCAACGCTGAGCCTTGGCCACACTCCTTGGCCATTTTGGCAGCTGCTATGATAGTTGCTTGCATGTCTGCTAGCGAAGCCTCGTCAACAGCATCCTGCAGATCGCCGGAGTTGTTGAACCCACCCTGCTTGCCAGCGCCACCGTCTTGCTTGTTCTTCTGCTGCTCCTTTTTCAGCTTCTCGTATACATTTTCAGAGTCATCGCCATCTTTGACCCACGGG